TCGCGGGCGGCTGAGATTTCGCAACGTAGTGCATAGTCGGTCATATGTGGTTGCTCCTTTAGTTATTGGTCGCGGCAACATGCAATCACTCAAAAACCGATTGAACATCCAGAACAGGCGCGACAGGCGCCTGATCCCATGCAGCGCCATGCCAAGCACGGCCTGCCATCGAAACGCGTTGCCGCGCCCGACGGACGTGCTCGTCCGTCGTGATCGACGACAACTGACGCGGGGACAACGGGGTTTCGAACCGGCGTTCTTCAACCGGCGTATCCAGCCACGCCTCGACCTGAAATCGCAGCGACCGGCGAAATTCCGACCGGAACGCCTTGACCCGCAGCAAGTCGATCAACGCGATCCGTTCGCCGCGATCCGGCATGCGCATGAGCGCCCGCTGCCACGTTTCCGGCCAATCGACGTCGACGCCGCGCGCCCAGGCGTAGGACCATTCGACGTCGTGCCGTTGATACTCCTCCGCCGACAGCCAGTCCGGCAGATCAACAAGACGGAACCCATAACGCCAGGTCGGGACCAGGCGGTCATCGCCCGAATTGAGACAGCACATCACCTGCTCCGACAAGTCGACGCTGTTGGGGCCGCGCCACACGTCGACGATGTCCTGTGACGTGTCGGAGTTTTCGCCCAGATGCTTAGTCAAAAAAATCACAGTTTTGGTCATCGGCTAAAACTCCGTTGATTGGCAGGGCCATCCCCGCCGGCAAGTGAACAATCCTATATTCCCACCAAATATGCAATAGCGTTTATCGAGCAATGGGCGTTTTTTTTGAAAAAAAGGTGAAATTGACATCGGACGACCGTTAATGCGAGATTAAACTAATAATTTTGCAGGTGCCTCGTGAAATTTCCTCCGCATAAAATCGTGCCTTTGGCCGATCTCATTCCATACGCCAACAATGCGCGCACACATTCCCCTGCCCAGGTGTCGAAAATTGCCGCATCGATCAAAGAATTCGGATTTACGAATCCAATCTTGATCGACGCCAACAACGGCATCATCGCCGGTCATGGTCGAGTGCTGGCATCTCAAAAATTAAAACTGGCAATGGTGCCAGTAATCGAACTGGGGCATCTAACCGACGCTCAAAGGCGCGCATACATCCTCGCTGATAACCGCATGGCGCTGGATGCAGGTTGGGATGCGGATTTGCTCAAACTGGAATTGCTATCGCTAAAAGATGAAGGCTTTGATCTGGAATTGACCGGATTTGGTTTGGATGAAATTGGCGAATTGCTGAATGATGGCACGGAAGGATTAACCGATCCCGATGATGTGCCTGAAGTGCCTGCGGTTCCAGTTTCAGTGCTGGGTGACGTTTGGATACTAGGTCGCCACCGGCTGGTTTGCGGCAGCAGCACGGAAGCCGACACCGTGTCAAAAGCGTTGAATGGCGTCACACCGCACTTGATGGTGACTGATCCGCCGTATGGGGTCGAGTATGATGCAAGCTGGCGAGAAAAAGCCGGATTAAATATAACATCTGCCGCAACGGGAAAAGTTCTTAATGATGACAAAGCCGATTGGTCTGAGGCTTGGGCGTTGTTTCCTGGTGATGTCGCGTATATTTGGCATGCCGGTGTATTCGCAGGTGTTGTGGCGGATAGTTTAATAAAAAATGGACTTTTGATCAGATCGCAAATTATATGGGCAAAATCTCAAATGGTTATGTCGAGAGGTGATTATCATTGGCAACATGAACCTTGTTGGTATGCCGTGCGCAAAGGCAAGCCGGGGCATTATGATGGTGGACGCAAACAAACAACTTTATGGCAAATTGATAAACCCAAAAAATCGGAAACCGGCCACAGCACTCAAAAACCTATTGAATGCATGAAGCGTCCGATTGAAAACAACAGCAGCGCCGGACAAGCCGTTTACGAACCGTTTAGTGGCTCAGGCACCACCATTATCGCAGCGGAAATGACCGGACGAGCATGCCATGCGATTGAACTAAATCCGGCATACATAGATGTGGCAGTAAAACGCTGGCAGGAATTTACTGGGGCAAGATGCTATATTAGAGCATGAAGGTAAAACATTTAATGAAATGAGCAAAAACCGTGGGCAGACCGCCGCTTAAATTTACGCCGGATCAACGCAAGACGGTTAAATCGTTAGCCGCATTCGGCATATCTCAAAAAGATATTTGCCGGGTGATTGGAGTTGGCAGCGTTCACACGCTAGAAAAGCATTTCCGCGACGAATTGGATACTGCTGCGATCGAAGCCAATGCCAAGGTCGCTCAAAGCCTATTCAAAATGGCAACCAGCGGCAACAATGTCGCTGCTGCGATTTTTTGGGCAAAATCTCGCATGGGCTGGCAAGAGCGAGATAAACAAAATCTGGATGGCAACAACACCATCAAAATTGAAGGCGGATTGCCGCCTGTTGAAAAATAATGGCGACCGTATATTTACCGACGCTGCATGCCGGCCAAGTCACAGCATACAAAGCTAAAGGACGTTTTAAGGCTTTGCGCTGTGGCCGGCGATTTGGCAAAACAGTTTTGATGGCAGCCATTGCATGCGACGGGGCAGCGCGTGGAGAATCCATCGGATTTTTTGCGCCAAATTATAAAATCCTGGCAGAAACTTATAATGAAATGCTTGACATTTTAGAGCCAGTAAAACGATCAGCGTCAAAAATTGAAGGCGTTATTCATACTAGATCAGGCGGAAGAATTGATTTTTGGACCCTGGAAAACGAACGGGCGGGACGTAGCCGGAAATATCACAAAGCCCTAATTGACGAAGCTGGATTCACAAAACCAAATATGTTGAGAGTTTGGCAAACTGCCATCAAACCGGCTTTGTTAGATTATCGCGGATCAGCTATCGCTGCCAGCACTCCCAACGGCATCGAATCCGACAATTTTTTTTGGCAAATTTGCAATGAGCCAGAGCATGGTTTTACGCAATTTCATGCGCCGACGCACAGCAATCCTTATCTTCCAAAAGACGAATTGGAATTGCTAAAAGAGCAAAATCATCCTCTGGTTTATCAGCAGGAATATATGGCTGAATTCGTGGATTTCAGCGGCGCTTGTTTTTTCGCACCGGAATTTCTGCTTGGTTCGGATGGTCAGCCGGTCGATTATCCCGCGCATTGCGATATGGTTTATGCGGTCATTGATACAGCAGTTAAGCAAGGCACAAATCACGACGCAACCGCCGTCAGTTACTGGGCTTATAATTCGATGGTTGGCACCCCGCTGATTTGTTTGGATTGGGATTTGGTTTCGATTGATGGCGCGATGTTAGAAAACTGGATTCCGAATGTTTTTCGCCGTTGCGAAGAATTGGCAACCCAGTGCAAGGCTCGGATGGGTTCCGGCGGGGCTTTTATTGAGGATGCCCAGTCGGGCAGCATCCTGTTGCAACAGTGCGCAAATCGCGGTTTGCCGGCCCAGGCGTTGCCATCCAAATTGACTTCAGCCGGCAAAGATGGCCGCGCCATCAATGTTTCCGGTTTTGTTTACCAGGGGAAAGTTAAATTTTCCCGTTATGCGCACGAAAAAACAACCAATTTCAAAGGCCAAACGCGCAACCATTTGTGGTCTCAAGTGGTTAGTTTCCGCATTGGCGATAAGCAAGCAGCAACCCGCTCTGACGATGCTTTTGATACATTCACGTATGCCGTGGCAATTTCGCTGGGCAACAACAAAGGATATGGTTAATGCCTCCCGTAGCTAAACTAACCCTCGCTTTGTTTCAGCGTGGCTTTCGCGTTCCATCTGACATTCTGGAACAGGCGCTAAATGAAACCGGGATGATCTTGGTTGAAAACGCAAGCGCATCCGTGCAATGTCATCTAGCAAATCACTTTAGCTTGTCGCAGCAAATGGCGGACAATTAAACATGTCTACGATTAACATCACCGGCACGGGCGTTGGCACGTCATTACAGCAATTGTTGCTGTGCGACGAAATCATGCCGGGCAGCGATGCATCGTATCAAACCTGCAAAACAATTTACGCCTATCATCCTCTTGGCCGAAAAATGGCTGATGCGCCAATTGAAATGGCGCAAAGCCAAAAGCGGCAAATCAGCATCACAAATGCGCCGGAAGATCGCGTTCGGCAGGCATTTGAAGCCGAATGGAAAAAAATCAACGCGGACACATACATTGCTCAAATGGCCGGCGTAGCGCGAATTTATGGCGTTGGATCTATTATTTTGGGTGCAGAGGATGTTCCGCCAGACAAAGAAATTCCGCCAGAAAAATTGGCAGACCTTTCGATATTTTTTAACATCCTCGATCCATTGAATACTGCTGGCTCTCTGGTATTAAACCAAGACCCGAACGCACCAGATTTTCAAAAACACAGCATCATCACATCTGCCGGCGTTGCGTATCATCGCAGCCGTGCCGTGGTGTTGATGAACGAACGTCCCATTTATATCGAATACACCACTTCCGCTTTCGGCTACGTTGGCCGGTCGGTTTATCAACGGGCATTGTTCCCGCTAAAGTCTTACGTCAACACCATGATTGCGGACGACATGGTGGCGCGCAAGCTGGGCTTGCTCATTGCCAAGCTAAAAGCCCCAGGCTCCATCATTGACAGCGCCATGCAGCGTTTGGCGGGCGTTAAACGCCAACTGCTCAAAGAAGCACAAACCAACAACGTCATGTCCATTGATTTGGAAGAAGATATCACATCTCTAGACATGCAGAATGTTGATGGCGCGGGAACTTATTCCCGCACCAATATTATCAAAAACATTGCCACTGCCGCCGATATGCCGGCCAAATTGCTGGACAATGAAACGCTGGTGGCTGGCTTTGGCGAAGGCACTGAAGACGCCAAAAATATTGCCCGATACATCGACAGCATTCGGGAATGGTTAAATCCCGTCTATGAATTTTTTGATGATATTGTAATGCGTCGCGCATGGAATCCTGAATTCTATGAAATCATTCAAAATGATTTCCCGGATTATAAGGATGTTTCATATAACGATGCATTTTATCGCTGGAAAAATAGTTTCCATGCCGTATGGCCTTCTTTGTTGAAAGACCCGGATTCTGATTCAAAAATTGAAGATGTGCGGCAAAAAGCCGTCATGTCCATGATGGAAATTTTGCTGCCGCAAATGGACCCGGCAAATCGCGCTCGCGTGATTGAATGGGCAATTGAAACATCAAGCGAAAACAAATTGTTGTTTCCGCAACCGCTTGTTCTGGATTATGAGGCATTGCGCGATTATGAACCGCCGCAGCCGCAACAGGCAACGGCAGAACCCAAGCCCGAACATTTCTGAAATGCGCGATGATGGTGCTGCGTCATCGCGTTACTGCCGGGCGGGTGGTGTTCTCTCCCCATCGCCCGCCCGGTGGGCTAATGATGATGAAATGATGGAATTGCACCGCATTTCAAGCCGGAGAATCGATGCCGACCGCTTGCGCGCAATGCGCGCGACGGCAATGACAACTCTTGCCGATCTGCGAAATGATTTATTGGCTTTCGTCGGATTGGCTGAAAAAATAGAAACCTTGGATGCTGAAATAGAGCGAATCGGCCAATGAAACGCGATGGCAAAACTCTGAATTTTTATGAAGTCGTCACTTTGGCGGTGCGGGATATTTCCGAACACGGTTATGACAGCCAGCAACGTGTAGATTTTTGGATGGCTGAAATTGCGGAAGCGGCAGCGCGGGACATGACCTCGCCGCAAGTCATTCAAGCCACGCTTAACAGCGCCATGCAGGGGTTATACACGCGGTTAATTGAACGTGGTGGCATTCTCAAACAGCATCCTGGTGTGTCGCGGTTTACTCTGGAAAAGGTCAAGCCGGCTTTGCGATCCGAATTGGATCGACGGATTATGGCATCAGCCCAGCTAATTAAACTCAATCGAGAAGCCTCCATTCAAAAAACCCTGCAACGATTCAGTGGCTGGGCCACATCCATTCCGGCTGGCGGATCGGATGCGGTGGATAAAAACGAAACCAAAGACAACATCAAAAAATCTCTTAAGCAATTGCCATTTGAAGAACGCCGGGTGATTATCGATCAAAGTCATAAATTAATATCGTCGCTATCGGATATCCTGGCGCGCGATGGCGGGGCATTGGCAGGCGAATGGCATTCGCACTGGCGGCAAGTCAATTATGATTATCGGCGCGACCACAAAGAACGCGATATGCACGTTTATGCCGTGCGCGATAATTGGGCGCTAAAACAAGGCTTAATGAAAGCCGGATCAGATGGATATTCGGATGATATCACCACACCCGGTGAAGAAATTTTTTGCCGGTGTTTTTACCGATTTATTTATAATTTGCGGGACCTTCCCGAAAATATGATCACCGCCAAAGGCAAAACGGCACTGCAAGAAGCAAAGGAAAAAATCGATGCAATCCGCAGATGATATCATTAATCGAATTGATCGAATTCTTGGCCGCAGGAATGCAATGGCGCATACGGTTTCACCTGCGTTGAAAGAAACTTTGCCGCAGGAAATTGATCGCATCAAAGGCATTGAACA